CCACGTATAGCCCCCAGGTTTCGACGCCTGGATACTGACCTAGTTGCCTCCGGCAACCTTTGACACTATTGGTTATCAATCAATAGCCGCTATATTATGCAAATATAAAAACATAAACGTAGTACTGTAGACAAACATACATGTGTTGAATTAATTTTTGTAGATCACAACTCATGGCTTCACGACTATCCATGCTTTTTGTGGTTTCCCAGGCCACTCGCCCCGGAGGAGATATCAGTTGTGGGTTAAATTGTTTTATTGAATGTGTAAATGTAAACGTAAAATGTTATTGCGTGGTGACGCGATCTGTAGGAGACAGACGCACCTGTTCGACTAAGAATGACCAGGTACCTGCCACCGTAGTGGCTGTCTGGTAAATAATAGTTCCACCTGTATCCCCAATGCTGGCCGCCTCATAGTTCGAGTAGAGTACAATACCACTGTTACTAAACAGGCCATACAACACTGTACCTGTATTCATGGACAGGTTAGTGTATGTTAGGTCTAAAGAAGTAGTAGTAGCAGCGGGCATGTTCTGAACTCTAGCCACATTTGACCAAGCTGCTGGGCCTGTCGGTTTTGTTGAACGCGCTTGTTGGAATATTAGTCTGAAGACGGATCCTTGGTTTTCTGTAAATGATATTGAGGCCCCTGACAATATAATAGCATCCGTAGTTGCATTGACGTCACTATTGTCAATGAAAGTACAAATAATACCATTACCTTTGGGTACCGGTATTAATGTAGGATGGAATACATATAGTGGGTCCTTAAATTCCATCTCATAGTGGAGGATTAATATTCCACAAACATGGCTAGTGGTGCCAGTTGCGTATACTTGCACCTCATGGGGAATTGAGTCATCAAGATCGCCGTCTAATAGCACATCTACGATGCACCATTCGGAACCAGGCAGATCCATCAAGCACCTTTCCCAAAGAGGAGTAGCAACAGCATTTCCTTGTGACAGAGCGCGACTTAAGAAAGTGGAGCTATTGCCAGCAATGAATGGTTCTTTTACTGTGCTAGTCGATGTCAAAACCAATTGACCCGCTGTGGATGTAGGAACGGAAGGTATGTATTCAATTTGCGCTCTTTTCACTCTGAACTTCTCATACGTTCTTGCTAAATTTCCCAACATTGCATTTTGGAAATATGCTGGTGTTATACACACCGAAGCAGCAGGCTCGTAGTTACTCGAATTGGATACAAACACATTTGATGCAAAATCACTGCCAGTAATGGTGGATGTGTCGGCACGTCGCACGATCTTTG